TGCAGCGTCGCGCCGACGGTGGCGGACGTGCGCCCAACCTGAAAGACTCCGGGACCATGAGCAACCCCGCGCCCGGCTGGTACCCCGACCCGACGCAAGCCGCCACCCAGCGCTACTGGGACGGCACAGCATGGACCGAGCAGCGGGCCCCGCTCGCACCGACACTCGTGCAGGTCGCACCTCGGAGCAACGGCGCCTCACTCGCCGCACTCTTCCTCGGCTGCGCCGGCCTGTTCTTCGTCCCCATTCCCCTCGGCATCGGACTCCTCCTCGGAGGCGGACCCGCCGTCCTCGCCATCATCTTCGGCATCACCGGACTCAACCGCGCACACACCCTCGGCCGCGGATCCCTCACCGGAACCATCGGCCTCATCCTCGGCTGCCTCACCGTCCTCCTGATCTTCACCGGAGCCGGCACCATCTGGTAGCACCGCTCGCACCACCATCGAACGCCTCCGACCACACCAGGCCGGGGGCGTTCCGCATTCCCGGAGGTCACCGTGGATCTCACCCCGATCGGCTACGACGCCATGGGCGCCCCGCTCTACCGACACCAGCTCGAGGAGGTCCCCGATGGCCACGATCAAGCCTGACGCCGTCGCCGACCCTCGCCCCGGCAGCCGCGGCTACCTCAAGTGGTACTGGACCAAGGGCCCCGGCCTCGCCAAGTGGGCCGCCTCACCGCACCCGTACACCGCGCTCAAGCGGCACCTGCGGAAGTACCTGCCGGCCAGCTACCTCGACAACACGGTCGCCCAGTGGTTCCACGACGTCTTCGGGATCTGGCCCGGAGAGCGGAAGGGCAAGAACCCGCTCGGGAAGGGCTGACGTGGCGCACCGCTGGGAGACCCGCGAGCCAGTCGACAACGACGAGCAGCACATCCTGCCCGTGGACGACGTCATCGCGCATCAGCCGGACGACTGCCCCTGCGGACCCGCCACCGAAGCGGTCCCTCGGGACGACGGAAGCTTCGGCTGGCTCGTCACGCACCACAGCCTCGACGGACGCGAGCTCGCCGAGCCCGACTACGCCGGCCCGAGACCACCGGAGGGCTGATGCCGACACCCGAGGACGTCGAGCACATGGCCGGCGTGTACGAGCCGTCACGCGGCTACGGCTTCCAGCTGCAGGACCGCGTCGACCCCGAGGCTGCCGCCGCACTCCGCGCCATCGTCAAGCAACTCGACCGAGGAGGTGACCGGTGAGCACCCACACCGTCACCCTCCACGACTGGGAGGCCGATGACTACGTCCCGCACGAGGTCCGCGTGCTCATGCACCCCGACGTCGAGCACCTCCGTGGCTGGCGAGCCGACCACCTCAACGACCCCACCCGGCAGGCAGTCGCGACTACCACTTCGGAGAACGGCGTCCACGAGATCCACCTCGCCGCCGACTCCCTCTGGCTGTCGATCATCGCCCACGAGGTCACCCACTGGGCGCTCTTCGTCTACGCCGACACCGTCCTGAAGCAGCTCCCCCACGCCACCGCCCGGGCGCACATCACCAACCACGACGAGACGCTCGCCGAACTCGTCGGCAACACCACCGCCCGGATCCTCTACGGCCTCGAGCAGCTCGGCTACACACTCGACCCCGAGACCTGATGCCCACCGGCTGGCGCGGCTCCACCCGCAAGCAGACACTCCCCACCGACTGGCCCACCATCCGCCGGCACGTCCTCGAACGCGACGGTCACCGCTGCCAGCACGTCCGCTACGACACCGGCCGCATCTGCGGGGCAAGAGCCACCGACTGCGACCACCTCGGCGACCGCACCGACCACAGCCCCGGCAACCTTGCCTCGAAGTGTGGACACCACCACGACGAGAAGACCAACCGGGAAGCCGGCTACGCGTCCGGTGCTGCACGCCGAGCCAAGCGCGACGCAGCCAAGCCCCAACACCCGGGCCTGCTCACCGACCTCGAGCAGCGCATCCGAGACGACGAACCCGCCCCCTTCTGAGAAGCCCAGCGCTTATATCCGCCGGATATAAGCCAACAGCTTCTACTCGCGCGGACGATCGCGACGGTTCAGCCGACACCGCACGACTGGATCACTCGCGCGGCCACGGGCCAGTACGACGAGATCCGCACCTCAGCCACCCCAGCGACAGCCTGGGCAACGCAAGGAGACACCACTATGACCGAGCCCGCCACCTTCGACACCAGCGACCTTGGCCGCCACGTCGAAGCACTCGACCGCGCCGTCCGCGTGACCCTCGCCCTCCGCAGCGAGGACACGGCCGAGGACATCGTCGCCCGAGCGCGCACCTTCGACACCTTCCTCGCCGGCGGCAACCCGCGCGCTTCCGACGCTCCTGAGGATGTCGCCCAGGAGATCCGCTACGCACTTGACGGGATCCTCGGCGGTGAACTCCCGGAGATCCTCGCCGCCCACTACCTCGCGGAGATCGGTGAGTCGCACGTCGAGATCGGGGGGCAGCGGATGACGGACGCGCAGTACCGTGCAGCAACCGACCCCTTCCGCCGGCCAACGGATGTGGCGGTCTACCCGAAGACCAACGATGCGTGGCGCCGCTACCAGGAGACGCACCTCGGGCCTGACGCGATGGAACCACGCGCTGTGTTCATCGGCGGATGGGTCGCCCGCGAGGACGCCGCTGTGGCAGCGAGCGGGGCGTGAACATGGCGACCACCACCATCACCACCGTCATGGGCTCAACCACCGTCGAGGTCACCGCCAGCACGGAAGACGTCATCGCATGGCAGAGCGAGGTAGCACCCTCGCAGGCGCTGTACACGGTGACCCGTGCCGCGACAGCAGCCGCCCGCGCCCTCGGCTGCACCACCACCGATTTGTACGAAGCCATCGGCAAACAGATCGCCATCGACGAGGAACGCCGCATCCACGGTTGACCCGCCAGCCCGAACCACCCCGGGCCACCACCCCTCCCCCCACCCTCGACCAGAGCCCGCTTCGCGTTCTGCTGGACGCGGTGCGCAGGAGTCTGAGGGGTTTTGCGCCCCGGAGTACCCGGGGGCGGTTCTCGCCCGTCCTGGCGTCGTTCACCGGCTCTGAGGGCATGGTCTGTGGGGGCCTCGCCGACTGACTCTTTGAGGGTGCCCGTCACGGGTGCGCTCGCCACCGACATGGAGGCCCTGATGCCTGGACGCGGTCCCGCTCCCGCCGAGTCGCACACTCGCTCTCGGAACGACAAGCAGACGACGCAGTTGGTGTCGGACGGGAAGAAGCGGGGGCCGAACCTGCCGCAACTGCGGCTGAACGGGAAGCTCGTGCCGTGGCATCCGCAGACGAAGAAGTGGTGGGCGTCGTGGAGGACGTCGCCGCAGGCGTTGCGGATGATGACGGCTCCGGACTGGGAGTACCTGCTGGTGACGGCTCGGGTGCATCACGAGTTCTGGTCGTCGGGTCGGTGGGAGTTGGCGGCTGAGCTTCGGCTGCGTGAGGCGAAGTTCGGTGCGACGCCGGAGGATCGGTCGCGGCTGCGTGTCGAGATCGGGACGGGGCTGCCGAATGCGACGCCGGGTTCGACGGTCGCCGCGTCCGCGGGGAACGTGACGTCGATCGATGCTGATCGGCGCAAGCGGGTCTCGTCGGCGGCTGGCTGATGCCGCGCCGGCTGATCACGGCGCCGGGGCATAGCAGGGAGCGGTCGCTCGGTCATCTGGGCACGTGGTGGCTCGAGACGTTCACGCTGCATGGCGCGGGCGCGATGACGGGTCAGCGGGTGCAGCTCAACGATGAGCAGTACGGGTTCGTCCTCGACGTGTACGCGCTCGACGGTGACGGGAAGCGGCTGTACGACTCGGCGTTCTTCTCACGGCCGAAGGGCTGCGACAAGTCGGGGCTCGCGGCGAAGCTGTCGCTGCTCGAGGCGTTCGGCCCGTGCCGGTTCGACGGTTGGGCGCGGGGCGGCGAGACGTACGAGTACCTCGGCCGCGTGTACACCTACTCGGCCGGCGAGCCCATGGGGCGGACGATCACCGCGCCGATGGTGCGGATCCTCGCGACGGAGGAGGAGCAGACCGGGAACACGTTCGGGACGATCTACTTCAACCTGACCGACTCGCGGGCGCCGCTGTTCGATCTGCTGGCGTGGGGTGTGCAGCCGGGGCTGTCGAAGATCGTCATCCCTGGCGGCGGGCAGATCGTCCGCTCGACGTCGGGTGCGGCGTCGAAGGATGGCGGTCTCGAGACGTTCGTCGTGTTCGACGAGACGCACCTGTACGTCACTCCGCAGCTGCGGGCGATGTACCAGACGGTGACCGACAACCTGGGCAAGCGTGCCGGAGACGCGGAGCCGTGGTACCTCGAGACGACGACGATGTTCGGGCCCGGCGAGGAGTCGGTGGCTGAGGGTACCTACGAGCTCGCGGACGCGATCGCGGAGGGGAAGGCGCGCCGCTCGCGGCTGCTGTTCGACCACCGGTACGGGGAGATCTCGCACGAGGACTGGCGCGACGAGGAGAAGCTCGCTGACGCGTTCCGTGAGGCGTACGGCGACTCGCTCGCCTGGAACCCCGTCGAGATGCTCCTCAACCGGGCGTACGACCCGCGCCGGCCTGTCGCGCGCACTCGCAGGATGCGCCTCAACTCCGTCACGGAAGGCGAGAACGCGTGGATCGAGATCGAGGCGTGGAAGGCGCGCGGACACGGTCGGCTCGCCGTCGATCGGAAGCCGCCCGCTCCGCTCAAGCGCGGCGACGTCGTCACGCTCGGTTTCGACGGGTCCGGGACCAATGACGCGACCGCGCTGATCGCGTGCCGCGTCTCCGACCGGTATCTGTTCCCGCTCCTCATCGAGGAGAAGCCGGACATGCCCGGCCATGACGGCTGGGAAGTCGACAGGCCGACGGTCGATGCCGCGGTCGCGCGGGCATTCGAGAAGTTCTCGGTGGTCGGGTTCTACGCGGACCCGCCGCTCTGGCAGGACTACGTCGACGCGTGGGCGAACGAGTACGGCCCGCAGCTGAAGGTCCACGCGTCCGGGAAGCACTCGGTCGGCTGGTGGACGAAGCGGGACGTGCAGATGGCGCTCGCTCTCGAGCGCCTGCACACCGCTGTAGCACTCGGGACGATGGCGCACGAGGACCTGACCGACCTCGGTCGGGCACTCACCCGGCACGTCCTGAACGCGCGGCGCTGGTCTCGTCGGGGCGGGACGGTCATCGGCAAGGAGAAGAAGAACTCGCCGAAGAAGATCGACGCCGCGGTGGCTGCCGCGCTCGCGTTCGAGGCAGCCGCGGACTACGCGGCGAAGAAGCAGCCGGACAAGAAATCGATGGTGCCGTTCGCGGTCAGATAGGAGGCCGGCGTGCTCACGGAGACGGGTGTTCCAGGGACCGATGACTGGTGGCTGATGCGGCTGGCGGCGGAGTACGGGAAGGGGCTGCCGAGGCTGAAACGTCTCGACGGGTACCGGGACGGCACGTCGGCGGTTCCGGTGATGGCGACGGGTGAGATGCGGGAGGCCTACCGGCAGTTCGTGTCCCGCTGCCGCCTGAACATGGCGGAGCTCATCTCGACGTCGCGCACGAACCGGATGCGTCCGATCGGGTTCCGCACGGCGGCGCCGGGCGACAAGAACGGTGACGCGGCCGCGATGCGGACGTGGAAGCGGTCGAACATGAAGGTCGGCGCCCGCGACTGGTTCGGCTACATGGCCGACTACGGCGTCGGGTACCTGACCGTCACCGGCCCGCAGACGCCGTCCGCGGCCGCCGAGCCGATCATGATCCCCTCCTCGCCGTGGACGACGATCACCTCGCAGTACGCGGCTCGCCCGTGGGTGTCGGAAGCGGCGCTGCAGGTCGGGCACGACGCGATCGCCGGCCGCGACATGATGACCCTGTCCCGCGACGGGTACATGCGCATCGCGGTCCGCGCCGCGCGTGCGTCGACGTTCCCGACGAACGGATCCCGGTGGAACCCGGGCCGCGACTGGGAGTGGCTGACCGACCGGATCCCGCTCGGCTACACCGACGACACGACCGTCGTGCAGCTCGCGATGAAGGACGGGAAGGCGGTCTACGAAGACCACACCGACCACCTCGACCGCATCAACGGGACGATCCTCGACCGGTGCACGATCATCGCGATGCAGGCCTTCCGCCAGCGAGCGATCGAGGGTGACCTGCCGCAGTTCTACCCGGACGACTTCGCGGACGAGAGCCTGCGCGGGGAGCGCATCGACTACAACAGCCTCTTCCAGGCCGGGCCCGCCGCGCTCTGGATGCTGCCCGCTGGCGCGAAGGTGTGGGAGTCGACCACCACCGACATCACTCCCGTGCTGACGGCCGAGGAGCGGGACATTCGGCATCTCGCGGCGGTCACCTCGACGCCGCTGTACGTGCTCAGCCCCGACGCTGCTGCGGGTAGCGCTGCTGGTGCTGGCCTCGCGAAGGAGATGAACGTCTCCGCGACCGAGGACATGATGGACCGCGCTGAGGGTGCGATCGCGCTCGCGCACTCGAAGGCGTTTCGCGGCATGGCAGATCCTGTCCGTGCCGAGGTCGGCGAGATCGAGACGATCTGGGCGACGCTCGACTCCTCGCAGTGGCTGCAGAAGGCGCAGGCGGGCCAGGCGGCGAAGGACACCATGCCGCGCCGCATGATCTGGGAGAAGGTCTACGGGCTGTCCCCCGCAGAGATCGAGCAGGCGGAGCAGGACGCCTCCGACGAGTCGCTCCTCGAAGCGGTGTAGCGGATGGCGGACGCGAAGCTCGCCCGCCTGACCGAGCAGCACGCGAAGAAGCGGGACTCGCTGATCGTCGAGCTGCTGAAGCTCCTGTTCACGGGGTGGGGGGCGTTCGATCAGTGGCGGAGCGAGCCGCTGCTCAACGGGCAGTCCGCGGCCACGGCTTCCCGGGTGCTGACGGCGCTGACGCAGGTGCGCCGCCTCGAGCGCTCGTACCTGCAGGTGGCTCTGCGGGAGATGGACGCGCTACCCGAGAAGCTGCCACCGCTGCTCGACTTCTACCCGCGATCGGGCGTCTCACCTCTCGAGGTGTACCGGCGCCCCGTCGAGCAGTACGGGTACGCGCTCTCGCAGGGCGCGACGGCGGCAGAAGCGCAAGACGTCGCCGAGCGGCGCCTGTCGGACCTCGTCGAAGCCGACGTCATGCTCACCGAGCGGGACGAGGCGTTGCGCGTGTACGCGGCCGCCGCGAAGGTTTCCGCGTACCGGCGAGTCATCCACCCCGAGCTGTCGAAGTCGGGGACGTGCGGACTGTGCGTCGTCGCGTCGAAGAACGTCTACTCCACAGACGAGCTGCTCCCGCTTCACCGCGGGTGCAACTGCGACACGCTGCCGATCACCGCGAAGGACGACCCCGGCTTCCGCCTGAACGACGAGGACCTGCAGACGGTCTACGCGGCTGCCGGCGGGAACTCGGCGGCGGAGCTGCTGAACACACGCGTCACCGTCAACGAGCACGGCGAGCTCGGGCCTGTCCTCGTGAAGCAGGGCGACAAGTTCCGCGACCCGAGCGACGTCGGGAGGAAGCCTTACGCGGCCCCGACGGAGGAGAACCTGCGCACGGACCGGCAACGGTCCCGCGACGTCGCCGCTGACGCTCTCGCGGCCGCGGAGGCGGCGCTCAGCGCCTACGACAGCGACAACCCAGACGCGTCCACAACAGGGACGCGGGAACGCACCCAACTCTTCGTAGCCACCAAGCGGCTGCGTGACTACCTCGCGGCTCTCGATCGTCAGATCGCGTCCGCGTGACCCTGCTGGCCGCTGCCATGGCGACCGGCGCACTCATCCGACACGGAGGACAACCCGCTCATGTTCGTACTCGATGCCTTCGGGCGCCGCATCAACCGTCTCCCCCGTCTCCGGTTCGTCGACCCGCCGGAGGGCGGAGACGAGAACCAGGGACCTGACCTCGGCTTCCCGAAGGACACCGCGCTCGAGCAGATGACGGTCGAGCAGCGGGAGGCGTACTGGAAGCACCAGGCGCGGAAGCACGAGAAGACCGCGAAGGCCCGCGACAACTACGACCAGCTGAAGGCCGACTCCGAGGAGCTCGCGCGCGTCCGTCAGGAGAGCGCGACCGACCAGGAGAAGGCCCTCGATGAGGCTCGCCGCGAGGGCGAGAACCTCGGCGCGGAGCGCTACCTCAAGGACGCCGTCGTCGGCACCCTGCGGGCGCTGACCGGCATCAAGCTCCCCGACGGAGACGACGACGACCCCATCGTCGAAGCGCTGTCCGTCGTGGACGTGAAGAAGTTCACGAACACCGCTGGTGACATCGACCACCAGAAGCTCGCCAAGTGGGCGGGCGCCACCTTCGGCAAGGACGGGAAGGGCGGCACGTCCTCCTCCACGACCGACCCGGTGCGTGCGGCTCTCGAGCGGCAGCGCCAGAGCACCAGCTCGTCCGGCTCCATCGCTGACCGTCGCAAGGCGGTTCGCGAGGAGCTCACCCAGAAGAAGACCAACGCCTGAGGAGGCACACCATGACGGATCTCACGATCCAGACCACCCCCGCCGCGGGGAGCGAGGACTACTCCTGGCTCGCCGGCGACGACGGCGCGTTCGAGACCGCGCAGAGCGGAACCCTGCGCATCGCGTCGCTGACCAGCGGCACCCACTACGACGCGACCACCAAGTCGGTCCCCGCCGGCGTCGCGGTCGCGAAGATCACCAGCGGTACCGGCCTCGGCCAGTACGCGCCGTTCGACTCCGCCGCGACCAACGGACAGCAGGTCCTCGCCGGCTTCACGGCCCGCCCGATCGCGCTCCTGCGCGACAGCGGTGTCCTCTCGACGACCGTGCTCTTCGCGCGCGTCGTCTCCGCGGTCATCCGGCCGTCGGCTCTCCCGGTGGCTGCGCACCGCACCATCGACCGCACGACCGCGACGAGCGGCAAGTTCGCCTTCGTGGCGTAAGGAAGGACCGTCATGGCTACGTACAACGACGACTACATCTCCGCCTCGGAGCTCACCGCGGAGGCGCGCGGCGCGGCCGACGCGGTCACCGCGGACGACGCACTCTCGGCGTTCCTCCCGGACCAGGAGAACGACACCCTCGACTACGACCTCGACGCGGAGACCCTCGGTCTGGCGCGCGCGGCCACGTTCCGCTCGTACGACGCGACCGCGCCGTTCGGCCGGGAGCGGTCGGTCGGCACCAAGAAGGGCAGCCTGCCGGCGGCGAGCATCAAGCTCCCCCTGGGCGAGCTGCAGCAGCTGCGCCTGCGGGGCGCGTCGAACGACACGATCGCCGCCGCCCTGGTGCGGAAGGCGCGCGTCAACGGGCAGTCGATCGCCGTCCGCGCGATCCTCGCCCGCGGTGAGGCGATCTCGACCGGCAAGGTCACGCTCAACGAGAACGAGATCGTGCAGACGATCGACTTCGGGCGTCCCGCCGGCCACACCGTCGCCGCGGCCGCCCCGTGGACGTCGCCGACGGCGAAGCCCCTCTCGGAGATCCGCGCCTGGCAGACGACCTACGCGGCCGCGAACGGACAGCGCGCGCAGTCGGCGACGTTCTCGTCCGACATCCTCACCGCGCTCGCGACGAACCCCGAGGTCATCTCCGTCGCCGTCGGCCGCGGCAGCGACCTGCCGTCGTTCATCACCGACGACCAGGTCTTCGCGACGCTCCGCTCGGTCGGGATCATCGACCCGATCGTCTACGACAAGCAGGTCGAGGACGTCGCCGGCACCATCCGCCGCGTCGTCGCCGCCGACCTGTTCGTGCTCGGGCCCGCCCGTCAGGGCACCCTGGCGCTCGACGGCGGCCCGCTCGGTTCGACCCAGTGGGGCATTCCCGCCGAGTCGTTCCAGCCGAGCTACGGCCTCAGCGACGGCGACCAGGCCGGCATCTTCGCCGGCGCGTTCTCGCACACCGACCCCGAGGGCATGTACGTGCTCGCGTCGTCGATCTTCCTCACCGTCCTCCGCAACGCGAAGGCGACGTTCGCGGCGGACGTGCTCTGATGGGCCGCGTCCTGAAGCACGACGTGCACGTCGTCCACGACCGGAACCAGGTGACCGTGCTTCGCGCGGGCGACGAGGTCCCGGAGAAGTTCGCGGCGCTCGTCGTCAACGAGAAGGCGTTCGTGGAGACCGCCGAGGACGAGACGACCGCGACCGCCGCCACGGAGGTCGCCCCCGCCGGCGCGATCGTCGAGACCACGGGCGGGGACGACACGACTGCGCTGGTGGCGCCCTACGACGAGAAGCTGTCCAAGGACGCCCTCGTCGCCGAGCTCACCCGCCGCGAGCTCCCCACCTCGGGCAACAAGCCCGAGCTGATCGCCCGCCTCGAGGCCGACGACCGCGACAAGGCGGCCGGCGGCCCCGACGACACCGAGGAGTAGCCGATGGCGTCCGTGACCGTGTCGTACGACGACGTCGAGAGCCGCGCCCTCGGGTTCGACCTCGGCTCCCGATTCACCGAGGAACAGGTGAAGACGCAGATCACGGACGCCGTCGACGACGCCGACGGGCTGTGGGGCTCCAAGATCGAGGAGCGCCTCACCTCGGGTCGCCTCACCGCGAACCGGTACAAGCGCGTGATCGCCGACGCCGTGCTGCGCGTCCTCCGCAACCCCGAGGGGTACACGTCGGAGAGCGACGGCACGTACGGCTACGGCAAACGCGCGGACGTCGCTTCCGGCTCGCTGTTCTTCACGGACAGCGACCGGGAGCGACTCACCGGGTCCGTGTCCGGGATGATCCCCGGCACGGTTTCGATGCGCCTCGACCAGAGGATCCACTGATGGGGCTGCTCGACAACCCGCGCCACGCGGTGACCGTGCAGCTGCAGAAGCGGGTGAAGATGGCCGCCGGCTACGAGTACCAGCCCGAGGGCGCCCCGGTCACTGTCCGCGGCAACCTGCACCCGATGTCCGCCGACGGGTCTCGAGCGTATGGGCTGCAAGAGGTCGTCTCCCAGCAGCTGAACACGAAGGAGCCGTGGCCCGGTGACGCGCACTCGATCGTCACGACGAGTGACGGACGCCGGTGGGACTGCGTGGGCGTGCAGGAGTTCGACATGTCTCCTGGCACCGCGCATCGCGAGGTCGTCCTGAAACTCAGGGTCGGCTGATGGCGCAGGTGTACCCGGCCGCAGCGATCACCGCGGCGCGCATCGCGGGGCTCTCGGCGCCGATGAACTCGGCAGCCGCGGGCCTCGCGGGACGAGCCCGAGCGAACGCGGCCCGCGTACGTGACACCGGCGCGACGCTCGCCGGGATCAGCGTCGAGTCAGTCCCCGGCCGATCCGGCGTGACGGACCGCCTCGTCGTCATGTCCGGCGAGGGTGTCGTATCAATCGAGTTCGGCCACTCTGTCCTGTCGATCAGCCGCAGCCGCGGCGGTCGACGGGCATCTGGCCGCCTCACCCACGTTCCCGGCAAGCACATCATGCGCAACGCGCTGAGAGACATGCCGGAGGTGGATTGATGCTCGACGTCGACGCCCTCATGTTCCAGCTGCTCGACGAGTCCGTCGAGGGCCTCACCATCATCGACGAGGTCGACGCCGCCACCGCGGATCCCTTCGATCTGCCCTACGCGGTGTACTCCGTGGACGGCGACGGCCAGCAAGCGAACGGGCCCGGCGCGTACTCGCTGATCCTCGACGTGCAGCTGTTCGCCGCCTCGAAGTCGCAGGCACGGGCGTTCGCGCGTCAGGTGTACGACCTCGTGCACACGTGGGAGGTGCCAGGCATCGGCGTCATCGAAGAGCTCGGCTGTGGAGTCGAGGCCGTCGACGACATCCGGCTCCCGTCGCGAGTCGCGGCACCCCTGATCCCGGACACGGATCTCGCGCAGTACAGCAGCTCGTTCGGGCTGCTCGTCAGCTCTCTGTAGCTGTACCCGCTTCGCCGCCCGGGTTCCGGTGCCGGCTCACTTCATCACGCCTGAGGAGGCACCCCATGGTCGACCGCAAGAAGCTGGTCATCCCCGGCAACGGCACGATGTTCACTGCCGACCGTTCCGCACTGCTCCCCCCGAACCCGCTCGCCGCGTTCTCCCTGTCCGGTGCCATTCCGGCCGGGTGGGAGCGGCTCGGGCACACGTCGAAGGCCAACACCGCGGCGTTCTCCCGCGAGGGCGGCGAGGCGGAGTCGCTGAGCACCTGGCTCGAGGACAACGTCGACACCGTCTACTCGTCGGTGTCGTGGACGCTGGGCATCAACGCCCTGCAGATCGACAAGCCCACCCTGGACCTCGCGTTCGGCGGCTTCCTCGACGCCGACGGCGGCTACGTCATCCCCGGGATGAACAACGGAGTCGAGAAGCAGTGGTTCCTGCTGATGCAGGACAACACCGGCAAGCTCGGCTTCTGGTCGGAGAACTCCTCGATCACAGGCGGGGACGCCCCGTCGATCGACACGGCGAACTTCTTCGAGATGCCGCTCTCGGCGTCGATCCGGTCCGCGGACGCGACGAAGATCCCCGCGACCGAGGACGGCCGCGCCGGGATCATGAAGCTCTACAAGACGGGCCTCGGCAAGCCGGTCGTCACGGTCACGGATCCGGTCGCGTCCGCCCCCGCCGCGTCGACCGTGAAGATCACGGGCCGCAACCTGACGCTCACCACCGAGGTCAAGTTCGGCAACGAGACGGCCCTGTTCGCCGTCAAGTCGGACACCCGGATCGACGCCGTGGTTCCCGCGGGTGCCGCCGGCACCGCGAACATCCGCATCACCAACGACTCGGGCACGAGCGACCCCGCGACCTTCTCGCGCTCGTAGCCCCTACACGTCCTGCCAGGCCGCCGAGCGGGTCGGCCTGGCAGGACCCACCCGCTCCACCCGCGCCAGGAAGGCACGATCATGGCTCAGACGCGAGTTCCCGACGACCGCAAGAGCAAGTCCCCCACCGCCGCAGAACAGCGGGAGATCGACGCTGAGCAGGACGAGCTGCTCGCCGACATGCCGGCGCTGCGTCCGCCGCACCAGCTGCGCCTCCGCCACCGAAACGCGATCCTCCGCATCGCAGTGTCACTGCAGCCTTTCGTGACCGACGGAGGCGCGGGGATCGACCTTGAGCCGGACGACCCCCGTGTCGGCGTTCTCCTCGATGTGCTGGCGGACGTAGACGACTTCGCCGAGTCCATCGCGCTCGACAAGGAGGCCTACATCGCCTGGGCGGTCGGCGCGCAGAACGATCACTTCATGGCGATTCTCAACCGCTACGCGAGCGCAGTGGGGGAATAGACCAGCTGCTCAGCCTCCTCGACGAGTACGAGGCTGAGCTCGCCGGCGACCTGCGGGAGATCTACGGCGTCCGGCTCGGAGACGTTTGGACCGGCGCCGAGTCCGTCCGGCACGTGCTCCTCTGCATCGACGGGCTGCGGAATCACCCCTGGTCCCGGTTCCGCGCCGCGGTCCTCAAGGACCCTATGCAGTACGGCCGCACCCCCACACGCATCGCCATCGAAGACCTCTTCGACCGGTTGACGATGCTCCGCGTCAAAGAGTGGGACCCGGACTTCGCCTACCCACGGTCGCTGCCCGGACGCGAAGTCGAACCCGTCGCCGCCTCCATCGAGGACTTCAACATCGACGGCTTCATGCGCTCGCTTGCGGGCTGACCAGAGGAGAACCCATGGCCGGACCCGCAGGACGCGGCGGCAAGTCAGTCGGCCGCGTCACCATCCGTGTCCTCCCCGACGCGACTAAGTTCCGCGACGAACTCCTCGCGACGCTCAAGCGCGTCGAGAAGACGACGTCGATGACGATCAAGGTCGACGCGAACACCCGCGAGCTCGAGCGCAACCTCGAGCGAGTGTTCGAACGCTGGGACGGCCGGGTGCTGTCCATCGGCGCCGACGTGTCGCAGGCGAGGCGTCAGCTCGACCGGCTGCAGGACGAGCGTGACGGCGACGACATCGAGCTCAACACGAACCTCGATACCGCCGTCACGAGGGCGCGGCTCACGGCCATCACCCGGCCGCGGATCATCCCCGTCTCGCTGTCGCTGTCGAACGCCTCTGTGGCGAAGGTCGGGACGGCGATCGCTGCCCTGTCGGGTGCGCGCAAGTTCTCCGATCTCGGCCGGAACCTCGGCGAGGGACTGCTGAATCTGGACCGCAGCCTCCCGAAGATGGCGGCCCTCGTCAGCGGGATCACGTCCCTCGCGGCCGCGGCGATCGCTGCCGGCGGCGGGATCGCGACTCTCGCGGGGAGCCTCGCCTCGGTCCTCGCGATCTCAGCGCTCGCACCCGCGCTCATCGCCGGGGCCGGCGTCTCGATCGCGACGCTCATGGTCGCGCTCGCGCAGGTCGGCGACAGGCTCAACGACCTGCTCCCACTCTGGGATGACCTGAAGACCGCCATCGGCGACAACTTCTGGGCCGAGGCCGAAGAGCCCATCCGACGCCTCGTCACTGACCTGTTCCCGTCGATGCGGGCAGGGCTCACCCGCACCGCGACCGCGCTCGGCCAGTGGAGCGCGTCGCTCGCCGACGGCTTCCGCGCGGCGCTGACCGGCGAAGTCGTCGGGCGCATGTTCGACCGGCTCGTCGAGTCCATCGACATCGCCGCCGGCGGCACGGACTCCTTCGCGAACGCCCTCGTCAACCTCGGCCTCGTCGGCTCCGACTACCTCCCGCGCCTCGCGCAGTGGATCGCAGACCTGACGGAACGCTTCGACAACTTCGTTGGGGCGGCAGCTGCGGACGGGCGGCTGAAGGGCTGGATCGACGGCGGCATCGAGTCCGCGAAGCTCCTCGGATCCGTCCTCGCCGACTCCGTCCGCATCATCGCGGCCATCGGTCGCGCGGCGGAAGCGGCGGGCGGCGACGGGCTCGCCACTCTCGCCGGAGGACTTTCCCGAGTAGCCGACGCCCTCGCCACTCCCGAGTTCCAGGCCGGCCTCACCGGGCTGTTCGAGGGATCCAACGCCGCCATCGACGGCGTCAACCGCGGCCTCGAGCGGTTCGGGCAGATGCTCGGCGACCGCTCCGGAGACATCTCCGCGTTCATCGCTACAGGCGGTGACGCTCTCGGTGAGCTCCTCGGCGGGATCTCCGACCTCCTCAACCAGCCGGCGGTCGGTGAGGGCTTCCTCGCCTTCATCAACGGGCTGCGCGACGGCATCACGGAGCTCTTCGACAACATCGACCCCGCCGTCTTCGGCGAGTTCGTGAAGAGCCTCGGCGAGTTCACCGGCAGCCTCGCAACAGAGCTCGGCGGAACGCTCGGATCTGGGCTGACCGACCTCCTGCCACTCATCTCGGACCTCCTCGACGACGCCGCGGCCGGTCTTCCCGAGCTCGCGGAGAGCATCACCCAGATCCTCGAGGATCTGCCCGGCGCGCTCGACGCGATCGTCGAGAAGGGCCCAGCTGCAGTCGACCTGTTCGTCGGCCTGGTCGATGCCGTCGGCTTGCTCGCGGATCTCATTGGCCCCCTCGCCGACCTGATCGCGCCGGTGATCGAGAAGCTCGGCGAGGCCGGGTCCGCCGCTAGCGCCCTCACCGACTTCTTCAACGGCAACTCCGATAGCGTCCTCGATCTCGGCGACAAGATGACCGGCTTCAACGGGAAGATGATCGAGGTCTACGGCGTCATCGCCGGCATCCTGGCTCCCGGTCTTCGGTTCCTCGCCGACATGGCGAACGTCGCCCGCGATGCGTTCATCGAGATCGCGGGCGCTATCGTCCGGTTCGTCACAGACGCGGTCGCTGCGATCCAGCGGTTCATCGGCCAGATCGGTGCCGCGTGGTCCCGGTTCTGGGCCGACTTCTCGTCTGACCCCGTCCGCGCCGCCGGCCGCCTCATCAGCGACATCCTCGCGGCGTTCGGCGACCTCAGCGGTGCACTCACCGGGGCTGGCTTCCAGCTGATCCAGGGGTTCATCGCCGGCATCAGGAACGCAGCTGCTGGCGCGGCCGCAGCTGCGGCCGCAGTTGTCCGCAACGCTGTCGCCGCGGCGCAGAACGCGCTTGGCGGCGGCGGCGACGGAGGCGCGAAGGCCAGCGGTGACGGGCCTCCGAAGATGGCGACAGGAGGAACGATCCTCCCCTCGCCGGGAGGCACGATCGTCCGCGTCGCGGAAGCGGGCAAGGCCGAGACCATCGTCGACCGCGGCAAGCAGAACCGGCTCATGGAAGTCATCACCGCGCGCCTGCTCGACCAGCGGGAGTCGAGTGGCTCCGGGCCCGTCACCGTGGTCGTCGAGTCCACCGGAGGCCTCGACCTATCCGAGTACATCCGGGTCCACATCGTGGACAACAACGGCCGGCGCGACCAAGACGAGAGCAGAGGCGGGTGGTGATGGACGTTCGAGCCAAGGCCGTACCTGTCGGCCGCCTTCTCGCGCACGTCGAAGTCGAGGTGACTGCCCCTCCGGCGGGAACCGTGACTGTATCGGTGAAGCGCGCCAGCGAACGGCGCGACTTCCACGTGCGGGGCCTGGTGGGCGTCTCGGTGTACTCGGACCTGTGGGTCCGGGACTTCGAGGCGCCCTTCGGGGTCCCGTTCCGCTATGAAGCCGTTGCGCTCGACGCGGCAGGGAACGTCCTCGCTTCGGCGACGTCGGCCTCCGTCACGATGCAGAACGGCTCGGTGGGCAAGCTGCTCATCCACGACCCGCTGCGGCCGCTCATCTCGCTCGAACTCGAACTCGCGCAGGGCGCCCTCGACGGCGGGTCCCGCAAGTCGACTGGCTCTCTCGTCTACTGGGACGGACGCTCAGTTCCCAGCCTCGTCAACGGGATCCGCAACGGCTGGTCCGGGATCCGCTTCGACTCGCTCACCCACACCGACGACCAGGCCGACACCTTCGACCAGCTGTTCGGCGGCTACGACATGGCCGGCGGGTCGTCTGGTGTCCTCTGCATCCGCCCGTCGGTCGGTGTGCCGAGAATCGTCCCGCGGACGTTCTTCGCCGCCGTCACCGACCCGAAGCCTGAGGCGTGGCATCCCGAGCGCGGGCGGAAGCAGATCGTCTGGGGCCTGACCGCCACGGAGGTGCAGCCGCCGGCGCCCGCGCTCATCGAACCGATCGTCTCCCACGCCGACTGGAACGCCTGGCTCGACCAGAACTTCGGATGGCAGGGGTTCGCGCGAACCTTCGCGACCCTCGCCGACGCTAACCGCAGCCTCATCCCCTACGGCTGGGCCTCGCGGCCCGCGCGCCGGTACGCGACCTGGGCCGATTGGGACGCCTGGCTGACCGACAACGGCGGCTGGCAAGGGTTTAACGCCACCTACCCCACCTGGGCGGACGCCATGCAAGCAACTGCGCCCATCGGTTGGGCGAGCCGGTGAGGCCGGCCGCCGAAGGCCTCGAGCAGATCCTCGCGGGCCGCTACGACGTCACCTTCACCGCACGGGCTTTGACCGAGTGGGATCGGGAGACGATCGGCGAGGTTCCACTCGTCGACGGCCGCTTCAACTTCAGCTCCACCAAGCAGGTCTGCGGCAGCGGATCCGCCACTGTCCTCTTCGCCGACGCGGAAGGGCAGCGGAAGGCGCCGGAGCGCGTCGGGGACTTTCTGTCCCCGTACGGGAACTGGCTCGAGGTCACCTGCCACATCACGAGCGGGCCATGGAAGTCCTCGACCATCCTGGGTCGCTTCGAGATCGGGTCTCCTCAGACCGAGGACCGCGGCGTCGCTGACGTCGGCGGCACCCGGAGGGTCACTGCGGAGACGATCAAGATGAGGCTGGACGACGCCTTCTTGGGCACCAAGTCTGAGCCCATTGTGGGAGTGCTGCAGTCGACCGTTGGCCGTTCGGTGCGCGTCGAGCTCGAGGAACTGCTCGGCCTCCCTGTCCGCATGGAATCGCGTGCCGTCGTCACCACCCTCATCGAGTACCCCGAGGACAGGCTCAAGGCGGCATTCGACCTGGTGCAGATCGTCGGTGGTGTCCCCTTCATGCAGTGGGACGCCACCGTCGGGATCCGGCCGAACACGTGGCCGGCGCCAACGTTCAACCTCCGAGACGGTACCGCCGAGCAGGCTGGCGGCATCCCCATCTCGTCCGTTCAGGTCGACGAGTGGGACTCGACCGACGTGAAGAACGAAGTCATCGTGACGGCAGAGACGGCCGATCAGCTGCCTCTCCGCACCGTCCGGCGGATCACGAAGGGGCCCCTCCGGTACGGGTCGCGCATGACCGGCGCCTGGGGCCGCCGCTCAGCGACCTACGAGATGCCAGCGTTCGATCGGCTGGACCAGGTCGAGGCGTACGCCGACGAGCGGTTCGCCGCGGACACGCTCCCCCGAGCCGTCGGCGTCTCGATCACCATGCCGGTCGATCCCCGCCTCGAGCCCGGAGACGTCGGCCGCTTGAACACGACGACGGTGTCCGGCCTGATCCGCATCAAGAGCGTCGACTACACGGTCGGCGCCTCGAGCATGAAGGTGAGCGCCTACCTTGCCTGAGAGCAGAACAGCCACGTTCGTCGGCACCGATGGCGACCGTGCCGTCGTGCAGCTCGACACCGGCACCAAGGTCTCGCTGCGCATCGTCGGGTCGTACATGCCGACGGTCGGCGACACGGTCCGTATCACCCGCGACGGGAACACGATCCTCGTCGACGGCCTCGCTGCTCCCCGGCAGCCGATCGGGACGATCGAGGCCGTTGGGCTAAGCGGGGTCGACGGCCAGTCCGTCCTCACTGCGACCGTGCGCACGCAGGACAACCGGATCCTCAACCGCGTCGAGGTTCTCGACCACATCACTGACCCGGCCGCCGGCGACTCCGTCGTCGTGTTCGCCGGCTTCATCATCGGCCGCCGACGCGTGCCAACCAGCAGCTAGGAGAGCGCACATGGTTTCGAACGGCATCCTGCCCAACCGCGAGCCCGACTCGCATGCCCTTCAGATGGGCGCGTTCCAGCCGGGAGACATGCCGGGCGCATTCAACGAGATGGTCCGCGACGTCTCGAAGCGGGCAGGCACCGTCGCAGGGTCGATCGCGCAGCGCGACGCGTTCCCGCTCGAGAAGCGATTCCCGGGCCTGTGCTGGGTCGCGATCCCCGACAACCCGACTGCGGGCGATCTGACCGTCGAGCTCTTCTACTGGTCGGGCACGTACTGGGAGCAGCCGGACCTTCGCCCGCGCGTGAAGTGGGTGCCTCGTTCGCAGATGGACACGCGAGCCGACCGCCCCATCGAGCGGAACGTTCGGTTCGAAGTCCTCGCCGCGACGTGGTTCAACGCACCGCAGGGTGACTACACGATCCACGGCGACTACTGCATCCAGGCGGCGGCGTTCTCGGAGATGCTCATCGCCAGCTCCTTCAACGGAAAGTCGGTCGTCGGCGACTACCGCGAGGACGTCGACAACAGGCGCGTCCGTCACCAGTTCGACGGCGCCGTGGTCAGCCACCCGGGCGGGAACCTCGAGGTGAAGGTCTGGGTGACCATGGTCGCCGCCTCGGCGGCGATCTACACGGCCGGCTCCGCGCTCACGTTCTCGTACCTCGGCCGATCGAACAGCTAGGAGCTGCCATGACCTACTCGAAGCTTGCTCGCGCCGCCGTGAAGGAGTCGCCGCAGTCCTCGTCCCGGCAGGGCGCGACCGTGGACATGTTCATCGTGCATCACTGTGCGAACACGAACACGCGCGCGGTGATCGACATGATGACCATCCCCACGAAGGAGGTCTCGGCGAACTACGTCGTTGACGAGGACGGTGTGCAGGGCGTCGTCCGCGAGGAGCTCCGCGCGTTCACGTCCGGCTCCCGCGACGACGGCGGGAAGGGCGCGGCGTACGACCGACGGGCGATCACCGTCGAGACCGTGAACTCGTCGATGGGTCCCGACTGGCGGTTCGACCCGCGCACGATCGAGCACCTCGCCCGCCTCATCGCCGACGTCGCGAGCCGCTACGGGTTCCCCATCGACCGCGACCACGTCGTCGGGCACCGGGAGCTCTACACCCGGTGGGGTGCGTCCTACCCGACGATGTGCCCCGGCCCGTCGATGGACCTCGACGCGCTCGTCACCAAGGCGCGCGCCTACCAGCAGAACGACACGACACAGGAGGAAGACGACATGGTGCTCTACACCGACCAGGACAAGAAGGACCTGCAGGCCGCGCACGCCGACTCGAAGGCGGCGCGCGAGACCGCGGAGCGCGTCGAGAAGAGGGCGACGAACACGGAGAACAAGGTCGACGCGATCATGCGCCACCTCGGCATCCCCGTCCCCACCGACGCGCCCCAGAAGTAGTCCTCCTCGCCTCTGAGAGGAGGACCCGTGGCCGAGCCACTCACACCCGCGCCGCACCGCGAGCGCATCCGCTGGGACCTCGTCGTCGTCGACCTCGCGTTCATGCTCGTCGGCGTCGGCGGCGCCATCGGATCGGTACCCGCGCTCGAGGAGATCCTCCCCTCATGGATGGTCGACGCGCTCTGCGTCGCGCTCATCACCCTCGGCGCCGTCGCCCTCGTCGGCGTCGTCATCCCGAAGCTGTGGCCGCTCGAGATGATCGCGAAGCTGTTCATCGGCGGCGGGCTCATCGCCTACGAGCTGACCCTCCTGATCCTCGTCTTCGCGGAGTTCGGCGACGACGTCGGTGGCGGCCGGCTCTACGTCGTCGGCGGAGTCATCATCCCGATCGTCGTCGTCGTTCGACGCTTCCCTCGGCTCACCGATCGGTGGGCGAAGGAAACGGCCCTGAAGAAGCAGAAACGCCAGGCAGCACGCGAGGCAGCGGCGGCGGTGATCGACCAGTGACCCTCGACGAACTGCTCCGCATCGCGGGCACCGCGGTCTCCGCGATCGGCGCGATCGTCACCGTCTCCGGCGGCGTTGTCGTCTGGCGCACCTACAAGCGCAAGGTGAAGCTCGAGGACGCCGCGCTAACGCGCGCAGCCGAGGAAGAGAGGGCAGCGGCCGCCAAGAAGATCGACGAGATGGGCCTGTCCCGCGAGGAGATCGTGGAGCGCATCGGCAACCAGCTCCTCCTCGATCTCCGCGAAGAGCTCCGCCGCTCGAACGAGATCCGCGTCCGGCAGGAGCAGCAGCTCCGAGCGCAGGGCGAGCGGATGGACTACCTCGGCGAAGTCATCGAGGAGCAGATCGAGCACATCAAGAAGCTCGAACCTCTCATCCCGAATCCCCCTGGACCGCCGGCGCGCCCGCACTGGAAGGTCCGCGACTCCCTCCGCACCACCACTCAGGAAGGCATCACACCGTGATCACGTTCGCCCCCACCTGGATCCAGCTGCTGAGCCTGCTGGTGTCCGTCGTCCTGCCCCTCTTCGTGGGCCTCGTCACCACCCGCGCCACCTCGGCCGCCGTGAAGGCGACCCTCCTCGCCGCGCTCGCGTTCGCGTCCGGTCTCGGCGGAGAACTCCTCGCGGCCCTGAACGCCGGTGTGAGCTACGACCTCGCGACCGGCGTCTTCTCGGGCCTCGCCACGTTCCTGATCGCCGTGGGCCTCCACTACGGGCTGTGGAAGCCGACCGGCGCCACGTCCGCCGTGCAGGCCGTCGGCCGCCACCGCGCCGAATAGCACCGCCCCTCCACTACCCCTTCAGCCCCCGCCCAAACAGGCGGGGGCTTTCGCGTTCCACCAGCCCGGCAGCCACCGCGGGCCACCCCGATAGGAGAACCCGTGCCCACCACCATCCCGGCCACCCCCGCAGCGAACAGCACCGACTGGCGCCCCTTCGTCGACGCGATCGCCGTCGCCGTCAAGGAGCTGCAGGCCGGCGGAGTCGCTGAGCAGACCGTCGGCTACCTGAACGCCGCAGACCCGAAGTGGGGCCTCACCCCGTGGGACCCGGACGCGCCGGTCATCAACGACATCACTGCCCTCGCGAACGCCGCGCACGCGCAGAAGAAGGCGATCGTCGTCCCGAACCTGTACAAGATCGGCGCGACCACTTCGGCGTCGAACTTCAACGACAAGAACATGCACCTCATCGGCGGCGGGGTCGGCGGGTTCGTCGGCGAGGGCAACACCCTCGTCCGGCAGCTCATCGCGCCCAGCCCGAACGTCGAGGTTCTCGACTTCTCGGTGAAGACCGTCGGCGTGAAGAACAAGCACACTGCGAACGTCTTCGACGTGCCGGCCGCCGACCTGCAGAAGTTCTGCGCGGACATGGCCTGGCAGGTCGTCGCGTCCGGCGCGGTACGGTCCGGTACCAGCACGGCGACCGACGGGTTCTACTCGTGGAGCCTGCCCGGCAGCGTTGTCCACGACCTGCTCAGCAACGGCGACACCCCCCGCGAGACCGGCAAGGCGGTCATGGCGGAGGCGCTGACCATCCTCGGCGTCACGTTCCTCATCTCGGGCACGACCACCCTCGTCGAGGACGACACCCTCACCGGTGCGACGTCCGGCGCGAAGATGAAGATCGAGGCGTACGGCGAGGACTACAACGGGTCGTCGAACAAGCGCGTCGTCGCCCGCCGCGTCATCGGCACGTTCCAGGTCGGCGAGAACGTCACCCGCAAGGGCTCCGTCGTCGGGAAGATCGCGGCCGACGGGCAGGTCGTCACGAAGGGCACCACCCTCTACGACTGGTCCAAGGTCACCGTCGCCCGCTCCCTCCGCAAGCTCGGCGGCTCCCAGGGCGGCTACGCGCCTTCCACGAAGTTCCCCGCCGGCGACTACTTCTCGAACCTCATCAGCCGCACCGACGGGATGATCTTCGACACCACCACTGACCCCGACGCGTCCGGCATCACCCGCGCCGCAGCCGTCGACATTCGCGGCGCGGTGCACGGCCGCTACGAGCACGACGTGTTCAAGTCCGGGTACCGCAACGCCTACCGCCTCGCGTCCCCGCACGGCGGCAAGGTGTCCGGCGCTCAGGTCCTCCGACTCCCCAACGCGTCCGACTCCACCGAGGGCGGCTACGGGTACGGCGTCGAGCTCGAGGGAACCGCGCACAACTTCCTCGTCGAGGACTGCGTCTTCTCCAACGTCCGCCACGGAGGCACTACGAACCCGACTGGCAACAGCGGCTACCTGACCGCGGTCGGCGACACCCTCCGCCACGGCATCCAGCGCTTCGTCTACTTCGTCGACTGCAAGACGGAGGACACCTACGGACCCGGCTTCGACACGCACCACGGAGCGGACAGCGTCTTCTTCATCGGCTGCAAGGTCAACGGCGTCATCTCCGGCGGCGAAAAGGACTCCGACTTCGCCGGATTCCAGACCCGCTCGAGCAACACCTGGTTCATCGACTGCATCTCCATCGGCGCGTGCGCCGGATTCACCGACCCGACCGCGGGGTTCACGGTGCCGCAGGGCAACCCGAACCCGAACGGCGGCACGTGGCCGCTCACCCCGATCCACTCGCGGACGACGTACATCAACTGCCAGGCCCTCGACTACGAGGAGATCGGTTTCCGGCAGGGTCTCGCCGCCGAGTCGCTCGACCACTCCGCCGTCTACGTCGGATGCCTCGCCCGCGCCAAGAAGGACGCCCGCTACCCGACCGTGGGCATGCGCCTCACCGGGGTGACCACGTGGATCATCGACCCGATCTTCCAGGAGAACAGCCTCGCGATGATCGACATCGAGCAGGGCTCCTACTACGGCCCGACCCCCTCGACCCGAGTGAAGGCAACCATCGGCGTGATCGGCGACACGTTCGCCGACTTCTCCCTCGCCCCCACCAACGACTGCGGACTGATCAACGTCGCCGGCTCCTCCTCGGGCGTGCTCACCCTCGCGCTCGCGGGGAACGTCGACGTGGTCCAGAAGGCGGGCGTCACCGGCATGCCCGCCGCGTGGGTGAACGTTACCGGCGGCGCGCTCACCGTGAAGGGGACCGGCGAGATCCGCAACCTCACCGGCACCACCGCCATCCCCCTCACCAAGAAGGCGTCGGCCGCGTCCGTCACGACCGCCACCATCCCGACGACCTCCTGGAGGTAACACATGGCCGGCTTCGGAACAGCGCCCTTCGGGTCGACGCCCTTCGGCAGCGGCGACGGTCAGCCCGTCCCGCCGGAACCGCCCCTGCCCACTCCTGACGCCGTCACTGTCTCCGAGGTCGGCGAGACCGACGCCATCATCACCTGGTCGGGACCCACCCCGACCGCGTACCGGCTGAACGTCGGCGGGCGACAGCTCGGCGCGGAGGAGTCTCGGGTTCTCGTGCGCGACCTCGAGCCGGACTCCGCGTACACCGTCGTGGTGGAGACGTACGAGACCGCGGACGAGCCCGGGCAGGCAGCTGCACCGGTCGCCTTCCGCACCCTCGGCACGACCGCTCTCCCGGAGGAGCCGGAGCCCGGACAGATGTACCCCATCGAGAGGTGGAAGGAGCTCGTGCTCCGGAAGCCGTACCTCGCGAGCGGTTCGTCGGAGGGCATCGTCGTCGCAGAGTCGGCGATCAACAAGCCCGACTACGTCGCCGCTGATCTCTTCCACCGCCGCTTCGGCCGCGAGCTCGGCGTGACCTCCGTCAACCAGCACAACGGTGGACGGCACCGCCTCGACGTCGTCCTCGGGAACCTGAAGGCCGGCTACTACCAGTTCAACAAGTGGGGCCTGATCTCGGAGGCCGCGGGCGGGAACGATGCCGCCTACTGCTGGTCCACTGAGGCGGGTAAGCGTGGGTTCAAGCACAACACGACGGCGCTGCTCGGGCAGTACCGGTCGAAGGCGAAGGTCCTCCCCGGCGACATCGAGACCGGCTCGTGGGTCCAGTCCGAGAACCAGTACTCCGGGAAGACCCGCAAGTCGACGACTCCCGGGTCGACGCAGACGATCAAGTTCACCGGAGTCGGGGCGACCCTGTTCATGCTCGGCTACACCGACCTCGAGGTGGCGACGAACTTCGCTGGCTCGGAGTTCACGTGGTCGATCGACGGGTCTACGCCGATCAGCCGCTCGACGAAGCGGCAGGGTGTCGCCGGGTCGGACAAGCCGAAGAACTCGGTCGTCCCGATCCACTTCCGCGACCTGGCGCCCGGCGAGCACACCGTCGTCATCAAGCACACCGGCTCCGCGGGCGACCCGCTGATCGTCGACTCGCTGTGGATCTGGCACGACCGCGTCCAGGACATGCCGTTCACGCTCATGCTCCCGCCGGCGCAGACCACGTTCACCGGTCTCCTGCTGTATCCGGAGCCCCGCCCGACGAACGACATCATCGTCAAGTTCCGCGAGCTGCAGGACGAGGCGTTCGACGAGTTCGGCCGCGACGGCACCTTCGGCGGCATCCCCGGTGAGCTGATCGACAGGTACTTCCCGCCGAACGACTACAGCAAGCGCCTCGGCGACGGCCTGCACCCGAACTACGCCGGCCACGAGTCGGTCGCGCGAGCGCTGCTTGAGGCGATCGAGATGTTCACGCCGACGTCGTACATCCCGATCTCCACCGACCCGACCGACCCCACCGATCCCGTCGATCCGACGGACCCCGTCGATCCGACAGACCCGACCGATCCGGTGGAGCCGACCCCGGAGCCCGAACCCACTGTCACGGTCTCGATCCTCGTCCCGGCCAGGGACGCGGTCGCGTCGTCGGCGGTCACGTTCCTGTGGACCAGCGAGCCCCCGCAGTACACGCTCTCGAGCGCGCTGTGGATCAACGAGCGCAAGATCGCGGACGGCGCCCCTTACGGGCAGGCGTGGACGGTCACCGTTCCCCTCGAGGACTTCCCCGCGGCGGACCGGGACGGCTACGTCCGGTGGAGCGCCCAGACCACGACCCCGTTCGGGACGGTCAAGTCGATCGAGCGTCTTCTCCGCGTCGAGAAGCCGCCGGTCGTGCCGCGCCCGAACCCGCCCCGCCTGACGTTCTCGGACCTGAAGGCGACGTCGGTCGTCCTCAGTGGCGCGGCAGCCGATGTGCCCGGCGACGTCGATCGGTACGAGCTCCGCCGCGGGTCGACCATGGTCCGCTCGAGCAAGTCGATCTCGGACTTCGCGACGGTTATCGAGACGCTCACCGAGAACACCGCCTACCAGTACGCGCTCGTCGCGATCGGACCGGGCGGGGAGTCAACTCCTGCGGTGGTCACGTTCCGCAGCCCGTTCGCCCCTGCGGCCATCATCCCGAACTGGTTCGGGACGGGACCGAGCTCGACGGATGGCGCATCGGGACCGGTGTCGGGTGACGTGTACGTCCGGTACAGCAGTGACGTCCGCACCACGGACGGCCACCAGCTGACCTCGACGCAGCAGCTCGTCAAGGCGGTCGACGGCTACTTCCGCGACCCGGCGACCGCCGAGCTGTGGCGCGGCTACCGGTCGCCGAACCCGGACGACTACATCGAGTGGATCGAGCGGTTCATAGGACCCGACGGGCGAGCGTCGACTCGCTCGCGTCGGTTCCGGTTCCCGGCGCAAGCGGCGGGTCCCGACGTCGAGTACCTGGACCGGATGTGGTTCGACGACGCGCCGGCAGGAACCTCGTTGCCGGTGTGGGCGCAGGAGCTCGACGCGAAGGTCGCGCGAGTTGAGGCCGCCGCGCAAGTGGTGACGGCCGCCGTCGAAGCGATGTCGTTCGTGCTCGTTCAGGACACCGACGGCGTGTTCTACCCCAAGCCGATAGGAGACTGAGAATGCCGAACAGGCCAACTGGAACCGGGTTCCTCCGTGAAGTGATGCGCGGGCTCGCGAACGGGATCGCGTCGTTGGGCGCGGACGGCAAGGTGCCGGTGCCGGAGCTGCCGGTCGCGTCCGCTCAGTCCCCCGGAATCGTGTCCCTTGCGGACAAGGCGCGCATCGACGGCGCGTTGCAGGGCGACAGTCAGGGCAGGCTGCCCCTCGAGGCGAGCCCGGAGGATCTGAGGTCGCGGAGCCGGGCGAAGCCGGTCGGCGCTGGCGAGCAGGTGTTCGACATCTACTCGTACGGCGCGGTGGGCGACGGTATCGCAGACGACCGTCCGGCGTGGGATGCCGCGTGCGCTGCTGCTGCGTCGTACTTCAACCTCACCGGGCGCCGGGCGTACCTGTACGCGCAGGGCGGCAGGTTCCGTGGCACCGTCGCCTCAGGTCAGATCGCGGCGTTCAATCTTGACATCCACAAGATGGGCCTTCGGGGGATCTGGGAGCTCGCCGCTTCCACGCGCACTGGTGCCGTCGGCGCGACCATCACGAACGCGATCAACAACGCCACGAAGTACGTGTTCGCCGTGAACTCCTCGGAGCCCGCGGAAACCACCGGCTCCCCGGTGCGGCAGAGCGCGCTCGAGATCTCGGGGCTGATCGTCGACAGCGACGGCGTGACCAAGGGCATGCTCAT